GTTAGCGGAGGCAGAAGCATTGAAAGCGCAGAAGAACGCTTTTGCAGAACGTGAAAAGGCTAAGAAGGCCAAGGCGGAAAGCCTTAGAGGCTTTTTGAGCCGCTATCTGAACGGCAAAAAGTTTGAAAGTACGAAGGTGGCCATGAGCTTCCGTAAAAGTGAAGCGGTAGAGTTTGACGCAAAGTGCATCGGCGATGTTCCGGAAGAATTCCTGAAATTCAAAGATCCGGAGCTGGACAAGGTTGCAGTCAAAAAGGCTATCAAGGCCGGTGAAACTGTACCGGGCTGCGAGCTGGTAGCGCGCCAGAACCTGCAGATTAAATAAGGCGGTACTGATCATGGGCATTTATGAAAAGCTGCTGACATTGCAGGCAAAATTGAAAGTACCTAAAGGGCAGTACAGCGACTTCGGCGGGTACTATTACCGCAGCTGTGAAGATATTACAGAAGCGGCAAAGCCTCTGCTGGTAGAAGTAAAAGCTGTGCTGCTGCTGACGGATGAAATCGTTGTCATTGGC